AAATCCTGGTAATCCTCAGTTATAGTGTGGTCATCGAGAATAATATTTAATTCAAATCTATACCAGTCCTGAATCAATGTATAACAATCATAAATAAACCATTGAAATCTTCTGCCCACATATTCATTATTCGGTATTCTTGGAAACTGTAAAGGTTCGGTAACTGTTATTGATTCACAACTAACTATCAACCAAGGAAGATTGGTTAGCTTTTGTTGTTGCATATCCTTATATGAAGGGGTGCGTAAATCAAGCAATTCAGGTTTATTTAGTTCCCTAGTATGAGAATGAATAATAGCAGTAACCACAGTTAAATACTTTATAAAATCTTTATTTTTGATCTTAAAAGAATTTAAAGGGTTACTATGTATGTTTTCAAGAGGTATGAAATCATCAATAGTTAAGATTCCGCACATCTCGTTTGGGTAGCATTCTAATGTATGCTTCTCAATTTTAGCTTTTTGTAACTCAGTAAGAATTATTTTACCTGACATTTTTATTAACACCTAATCCAGGAAAATCCCTAGTCAACATTTGTCGTCTTGGCATATAAGCCCTATCCTTATCCCTAGGATTTCTTAGTTCAAAAGTTATAATTTTCTTATTATGAACCAGTTTTTGACTTAGAATATATTTAATCGGTGGTAGTGAAAGTCTTGTTGAAAGATTTAGGTAAGGTTCAAAAGTTCTTGTATAAACAACAGTCGCACCTATGAGTCCATCATAAAGAAATAATAAGGAACCTATATACTTACTAATATTGGAAATTGCTAATTGTGGTCTTGCGGGAGCAGCATCTGTATTTTGTGAAATACCTGTTATTTCAATAGGAAAAGGAGTATAAGTAATACCTGTTCCAAAACCTATAGTAGCTGTTGATGCTCTAGCTGGAGTGTATCTTAAAATAGTTCCTGATAAAGCAGGAATATTTGTATTAGTTAAATCAATATCAAATAACTCAATATAAGCAGGGACTACAGGTTTAAGAATATCCTGTTCTATGGTCATACGTCAAATACCTGTTCCAATTTGCAACTAATTCTATATCTATCCGCTATATAATTTTCAGTGTATCCACCGACAACAATATACTTTTTGGAACTTCCCTCACCAGGAGGTGTCCAAGTAAGGTAGTCCCAACCACCAACCGCATCTAAAGCCGCAACTATTGTATTCCTATTAGTTAAAGTTACAGGAACCCATTGTAACGACCATGTATCCTTTTTTGCGTTTAACCCATCCGCAGCACGTTGACCAAAACCCTCTCCAAACTTAGCACTAATTGTTTTATAATCAGGTGTCTTAGTACTATTTTCAGAAATACTTCCTGTTAGGGGCATAGCTTGTGGCATTAGAAAGCTCCTATTTTCGTGGTTTTATTCAATTGATTTTGTGGCCTTGCCGCAGTTGTTATCTCCTGCCTAGCAATTGACCGCATAAATGCTTCCGCCGCCTTATGGCCTGATTCTTCAGGTGTTTCATCTTTAGCAGCCTGTATAACGATTGTAACATTGTTTACAGTGCCTCCGCTACTGTTTCCTGCACCGGATAGTATGGATTTAGTTTGTTGAGCATTAAATATTCGACTTTTACCAGTGGCTTCCAATTCAGGACCGTTTTCACCCACTATACGGAGACCACCATCAAAGTCACCACCAGAAGCAAAATGAGAAGTATACATATTACTAGCCCAACCTGATGTTCCAGCTCCCCCTAAATTAGAAGGAATGGATGTATTCATACCTGATGTAGCTCCTGAAGCAGCCCCACCAATACCACCAGCTACACCACCAACAACAGCTTTAAGGATTGTACCTAATAAACCGGAACTACCACTATCTTTTTTGCCCACTAAGTTATCTAATATTCTAGTAGCAGCAGCTTCAGCCGCCATTTTTCTAATCGTATCAATAAAACTACTTAGCATCCCTTTTAAACCATTTTTAAATGGATCATAAAGGAATTGAGCAAAACTTGATTCCATATTACGGGCGGCTTGTTTAGCAAATTCACTCATTTTTTGGGTGGATTTATGCGCTGGTTCTATAAACTCATCATTATAGGCCGTTGCAAGGTTTCTCATCTGTTCCTTAAATTGGGTTTCATTAATAACCCCCTCATTTAAAGCTGTTCTATTTTGTGATAATAAATCGTTAAAACCAGTACCGACACTTTGTTTTTCAATAGCTGAAGCATTGGACTTAAATAAGGCTTGAGCTTTATTTATTGAATCCCAATTTGATAATTCCTTAACTTGAGCATTTGTAAATTGAGGATTATTTAATTTTAACTTATATTCATAATAATCTTTCTGACTTAAAGTTAATTCCTTATATTTTAATATTTCCTCATTTTTAAGCTTATTAAATTCTGCATTACTTTTAGCTTCATATTTCTGTTGTGTGGCTAACGTAATTAAAGCTTTTTCTTGCTCATTGATAGCAATTTTTAAGTTAACACGCAACTCTTTTTCATATTCCTTTTCGATACCTGATAACTTATATTCCTCAGTTTCACCGTGAAGTCTATCAAGTAAGTCCTTTAACTTCTTAGCATGATTTTCAGCTTCAGTAGCAGCTTTTTTATGGGCAGCACTTTCCTTAACTAATATAGCTTCCTCCTTATCAACTACATCGGTATACTTCCTAGTTGTTTCAGTTAAGGCTTGTTTATAAACTATGGAATTACCTATTTCCTTTTTAGATTTCTCAAGTGCTACTAATTCTGCTTCATAATTCTTAGTTATTGTATCCTGTTGTTCACCCTTATTCAATTTCATTGAACCAGCAGAAAGAAATAATGATACCGAATCATAATAATACTTTAGAGTTGCTGCTTTCTTTAGCATCTCGCCTACAACTTCATTAGCCACATATCTTACTGCATCAAATTTATTAGCCCATTCTCCAATAGCTTCGCCGACTTTATAAGAGGCAAGTATTAATACTCCAAAATTTATTGATCTTATCCCTAGATTTAAAATTGCAAAACTGGCTGTGGCAGTAGTAGCCATTGTTGTAAGTGATCCAACAAAGGTTGTTCCTACCGCTATAGCCGCTATCTTAAATCCACTGACTATTGTTTGAATAACAAGATCAATATTATCCTTTAATTTGAATATAAGATTGGAAGTATCATTTATAAATTCTTTAAATTTATTTTCACCGGCATCATTCAATAAAGCAGCTTGGAATTGTTGAGTAGCTGTAGTCAAGTTACTTAAAGCTCCCCACATGGTATTCATTGCCTTAGCACCAAAATCAGGAGCGCGACTTTCCATAACCACAAATAACTTTCTCATTATATCGTGAGTTAGCTGACCCTTTTTGGACATTTCAAGTATTTCAGCTCCTGTTTTACCAGTAGCTTCCTTCAATAATGAAATAACGGGTAAATGATTTTCTACCATTATATTCATATCCTGAAGCTGAAGCTTACCTTTAGCCCAAGCTTGCCCTAACTGGGTAATGACACCTGTTAAATTATTTGAATCAGCACCGACAAAAGCCATATAATCTGTCAAACTTTTCATTTCAATTTTTGTAGGCTGAAGTCCCATAGAAGTTAACATATTAAAACCTTTAGTTAAAGCTTCAATATCAAACGGACTTTTAATGTCCAATTCAAGTAACTCCTTAAACTTACTTTTTGCTGCATCCACCGAACCTAGCATAGCCGTTAAAGTAAATTGCATCTTTTCAAATTCAACATTTGTGGCTATAACTTGAGCAGGAAGACTTGCTAGGAAACTAAATGCTCTATAGGCAACCATCGCGGTCATAATAGTCATTACACGACCTAAACTTTTTTCAAATCTTCCATGTGTTTCAACACCCTCATTTAATTGAGAGTTTAAAGCTCTTTGAGATTCAATCAGTTTATTATTAGCAGTTATTTCTTTTTCAGCCGTTTGTAAAGCTTGCGAACGTTGAAAATTAAGTTGTGACCTATTAGAAATCGTACCGTCACGCAATAAAGTTTCAAGCCTGAGTAACTCATCAGTTAAACGTTTGCGAATGGCTATCTCGGCCTGAGCAGCCTGTATCTCTTGCGTTTGAATATGATGTAAGCCATTAACCCGTATTGA